AACTAATACATTACCATCAGTATTAGTGTGCCAATCTTTTATTTCAATATTTTGATCTTTTTGTATTTGATCCCATCTATCGCTAGGACAATTAATATTGTTGTATAAACCTTCGTCTCTAAAGTAACTAAACCAGCTATATCTATGGTATGCCATTGGATGAGGAGGCTGTTTCATATTTTTTCTAAATACAGCACTTTCTGCTACAATCCAAGGTTTTCCACTGTCTTTTATATATTGATACATTGGACGTAATCTTCTATGTTTACATTCCATAATATTTGCTTGTATATAAATGTCTGCATTACGTATTGTATCCATATCTTCAAACGGAACTACACTAAAGTTATCTAATCCAGGTAACGGATGTGTTCTAAATACGTTGTCAATGCCAACTACTTTCATTGTATTAAAAAAGACTCATATGCAGCTTTAAAGTGTTTATTATTTCTGTCATTACCTTTAAGTGTAAAGAACGCACTAGAGTTACGATGTTTACCAATAGACATCCAAGTAGTTTTTAATATTCGGTATCCGTGTTTTAATTCTAGTGTAGGTAGTACAACCTGATCGTGACCTACTTTCCATTGATTGATCGGAGTTGATCTAAGTGCATTAGCATAATCTTTTTTAAACGACCCAATACCGTATGTAAGTAATCCACATAACCAACCGCCGTGTTTTTGATGTGTAAGAATATTAACTTGAGAACATAATTCTTCATATTCTGTTTGAGGTATTGCCCTTGTACAAATAGTGTCTGCATCTGTAGTCATTACTAAATCTTCATTAGTAAATTTATTATCCACAGCTAAAAATCTTGCTGCTTGTAAATATCCTAATCTATTTGATTCACTAGTAAACTCTTGTTCTTCTGTAGTATAATCAACATATGTAAGCCCTTTTAATTTGGTAGTTGGATTTACAATATGGCAATGAAGTTGCATCCAAGGATTATGGAACTGGCAACTTCTTAATAATTCATGGCCCCAATCGTCATAATATTTTTGGTCACATGCTATTAGAAAGTTCATAAACTTGCATCTTCCATGCCTGCAACTCTAAGTTTAACAACGTTTGTAATCTGCCATTGCTTTTGATCAAGTGCTTTGAGTACACCTAACCATTTGTTACGCATAAGGGCAAATTCGTTGATAATCTTTTCGTAGTCAACAACGTCTGCCTCACCGTCTACGTATTTTTCAACGTCACGGCTTGACAGAGCTCGTTGATAGTTTTCGAGATATTTCTTAAAGAACGAGCTACGCAATCTACGTAGCTCGATATTCAAGTAGTTTAGTATAGCTTCAATCTCTTGTAGTTGATTAAACCTGTGTTCTACAATGCCCGGCATACTTGCTGCCGCACGTTCAACGTTACCAACTAGCTTACACTCTTTACGAGCATCTACTAGTTCGTTTTCGAAATATTGTATTGCACTAGGTATTTTACTAATGTCTCGAGATATCTCGCTATACCAACCCATTACTCATCCCATTCTTCAGTTTCGTCTTCGTCTTCATCTTCGTCATCTAGATAATATTCAATAGCTTCATCTAATGCTCCGTCTACTCCTAAACTTTCTTTAAGAGTAATGTCACTAACACCATAGTCAGCTAATAAATCTACAAACTTTTCTGCAACTAAATCTACTTGCTTCTTGTCTACATATTCTTTAAATAATGTCCAAATATCAGAAATTTGTTCTTCATTCATTAGTAAATTCTTCCTCGTTAAGATCATTAACTACTGAACCATCTTCAGCATCGTCGATATTTACCATAGTTGCTTCTTTTACTAGGTAATCTGACATGACCTTATCGAGGTTTTCACCGATCCACTTTTTACGATAGTCAAGGATTTCTTCACCATCAAGAGTAGTATATGCAAGTCTGTTGCCTTGCTTTTTAATGATGTCTTTTGCTTCAAACAATTCAAGCAGACCACTGTACGGATTCATACCTGTTGAGTATGGAATCTTTACTTGTACACCTTCAAACGGTTTTGCGTAACGTGTCTTCATAACCTTACAGCCAGCACGGATACCCATAACTTGACTGATCTTGTTACCATCTTCGTCTTCTTTCAGCTTCATCTTTTTCATTGCAACAACAATACTTGATGCATAGATAAAGCCACTACCGCCACTAATCTTATCATCTGGATCAAACATATCCTGTGATGCATACGTATGATTAGTACATACTAAGCCTACGTTAAGCGAACCAATCATGTTAACTGTGTTACGAACAAGTGATGTTAACTGCTTAGGTTTACGACCCATATCACCTTTCATATCACCTTTGTTAAACTGATCAATATCAGTAGGTGTTAGCAACATACCCAAACTATCAACTACAAACAATACTTTAGGACGGTCTTCTTCATCCATTGTTTTATAGTCTGCAATAAATGTTGACAGTGTTTTAGCAACATCGTCAATCATTGACATATTAAGTTTAAGTAGTTTATCTTCTGAAGTGTCTACATCTAGTGCATGTAGCCAACTTTCATCAAGAGCATTCTCTGAGTCAATTAGTACTACAAAGATACCTTGATCTTGTGCTGCCTTTACAATGTTACCTGAACAGATATATGATTTACCTGCACCAGATTCACCAGCAAAAACAGTTACCTTACCAAGTGGAACACCTTTGTGAAAGTCGCCACTAATAAGATAGTTTAGTGCAAAGTTACCTGTGCTGATCCAGTCTTTAGGATCGTTGAATCCACTACTCATGCCTGAGATGGATTTTGTTAAGTCCTTGCGGAACTTAGTCGGGTCGAATGACTTATTTGCCATGTATTTCTCCTATTATAAAAAGCTGTGCAATTAAAAAGGGTTGCATCTTTAAAAAGCAACCCTTTTAGCATGCTCTATTAACCTTGACGTGAGCGGATCATTGCTAGAATGTCTTGCGCATTGCCGCCTTCTGCCGCCGGTGCTGCTGCTGGAGCAGGTGCCGCTTCTGGTACTGGAGTTGGAGCAGTTTCTGCTACTGGAGCAGGTGCCGCTTCTGGTGCAGGTGCGCTTTGACTAGTAGCAGTTGCCTGTGGGCTTGCTGCCTTAGTTGGGTCACCTGTACGTGCTTGCATACCTGCAGGACGGAAGTAGTTACTCCAACGTTCTGCATCATATGCTTCACCGTCTACTGACGCTTCAAACATTTCCTGCATTACTTTTTGTGCAGTCTCGTCTGGCTTTTTAGGAAGGAAGTCATTAAGATCAAACAACCCGTGTGCATTAACTGCTGCCATTTCAGTATCATCCAATGGACGCTCTCTACGAGCCCAGTTAGATGTTGAATAGTCTGCATATCCGCCTTTGCTTGTTTTATTAAGACGGAAATCTACACCTGCTGTGTAATCTGTTGGCATCTCTTCCATGTCAGGATCCATAATAGCCTGCTTAATAAGCTGGAAGATTTGCGGACCAATAATGAATCGACGAATCGGATTCTCTGGTGCTTCGTCATCAGCTAGTGGATTATCTGTTACAAACCCTTGGAAGATATATGAACGCTTCTTCCAGTACTTACGACCCATGTCTTCTAGTGACGGATCTTTAAACCAGCCACGTACTTCATTAAGAATGTTACATGTCTCGCCATACATTTCCATACATGGAATTTGTACTTGTACAGGACGTGAATCAGTTTCACCTTTTACGCCTGCAAATGGAAGTTTAATTACAAGACGTTCTTTCCAAAAGAAAGTATTGTCTGCGTTGCCATCAGGAAGGAAGCGTAAAGTTGCGTTTTCGCCTTCTTTCATATTCCAAAATGGGTAAATTGGGTTTGGACCTTGTGGGCCGCGGTTGCCGCCGCTTGAACGATTCTCTTGTTCTTTGAGCTTCGCTCGAATTTCTGCTAATGATGCCATAGTGCCTTTTCTCCTATATGTTTTGCCTATGTTAGAACAACGACATGTTGCTCTTGTGCCTTTAATTATTGTAGCACAGTTATTAGTATAACACCACTACAATATTTGTCAAGTCTTTTTTTAAAGAAAAAACATAAAAACTTAAAGGGGTTAGCTGATTATCTTAAACCAGCTAACTCTCTTATTCTGTCGTACTCGCTTGTGTCTGGTGCTTCCATTTTTTCTGTACTTTTTCCTGTGCCACCGCAGTCTGGACATGCTTTTCCTGGGTTACCCATTTCATGGCCTGCTCCCGAACAACCGTGACATGGTCCGCTTGCTTCCATTTGTTGTGGTTGTGAGCGCATTTGCCACTCGTCAAACTTTGCTGTTACCTGTTCAATAAATGCCTTAGCAGGTTCTATGAACTGCTCGCCGTAGTCTTTTTCTACCATTGTTAGTACTGCTGTTTCGCCTTTTGGAAATTGTCCGTTTTCTCTATCAAAGTAACTTAGTATAAATTCGCCTAATGGTGTCTTTTGGTCTTTTTCAAGTGTAATCTCGTCACCGTCCGGGCCTTGTACTTTGTCGCCTTTTTTCTTGCCGTCTTTTTTAGCTTGTGCTACAGCGCCTGAATATGCATTGCCTTCCTCATTTTTGTTGAGAATAGCATCTGCTTGTCTTACATCTTCTTCATCCGGATATTGTTTACCAACAATTTTAGCAAACTCATCGTGTATTGCATTTGAAATAGGAGCAAGTTCTGGTGCTTTCTCCATAGCGCCAAATGGATCATCCATAAATTCGTCTTCGCCGAACTTCTTAATCAATGCTTCACATTCGCCCTTTTCCATTGCGTCAGTAGCAATACCTGAGTCTAAATAATATTTGAAAAAGCCTTGTGATAAATCATAAGCATCATATGAACGCTTACTTTCGTATTTACTATACCAATCCCGAACAGCATCTGAATCCATTTCTTCATTAGCAATTTCTTCGCTTTCTTTTGCTGTTTTTCTACGGCAAGAACCTTTTTCGCCGCGTGTTGTGCCAGGTACTTTTTCATAACCTGCCCAGCATTTGTCATATTCTTTGCTGTTGCCGTGTGCTTCTTCTAGTTCTTCTTCTGATAGTGTTTCCCAACTTTGGTTACCGCACTCTTCACATACAGTGTCTGAGAATTGACCCATAGTTGCTTCAAATGCTGCTTCTAGTTCAATTTCTTCTTTTGTCTTTTTATTCTTTTCAGCTTTGCTGTACTTGTCTTTTAGTTTGCCTAGCTCTTCTTGTGAAGCGCCGTCACGTCCTGCGGCTGCTGCTTTATCCATGTATTCTTTGCCGTGCTTCTTAACGCCAGTGTGATACTGTAAGCCTGACTCATCTAAATCATCTGGACCTAGATCTGTTGCTTTAGTTGCTTCACCAATTAATTTGTATATGTACGGAAATACATCTGCTAGTTCTTCATTAAACTGTTTAATAGTTAATTCGTCAATCCAATTTTCAGCAACATCGTTTGGAACATCTTCGAATACTGGGGTTTCAAATGCTTCAAATGTTTCTTTGTAATATGCTGGCTTTTGTAA